CTGCTCCACCAATTGCAAAGTATCCGGTAAATCTCAATCAATGAAAACCAAACGCAAAGGCTTTACGCTTACCGCAAAGGGTTATTGGAAACATACAGCGGGGCCGTTGCGCGGGCAATACGAACACCGTGTTATAGCTGCAAAAAGACTCGGAAGAAAATTGCGAAAAGATGAAGACGTACACCATAAAGACGCGGTTAGACATAACAACAAACCGTCGAATTTAGAAGTGTTGGGCCACGATCAACACGGCTTTTATTCATCGTTGCAACATTACTATGTAGCAACTATAATCGATGCAAGAGAGCGCAAGGAATGGGAAGAGTATTTTGGGCATGAATATACCGGATAGAAGTGAATACCAACGAAACCGCTATCAAGCTAACTTGGAGGTCAACCGAGCGAAGCATCGCGTTTACAATCGTGCATTGCGTGCTGCAAATAAGGACGCTGCAAACGCTAGACAAGCCGCATGGGCAAAAGCTAATCCTGAAAAGAGAAAAGCCACTTATAGAAAACACGATCTAAAACGAAAGTATGCCATAACTCCAGAAGAATATGGTGATTTATTGTTAGCTCAAAATAATTGCTGTGCTATCTGCAAAATTGATAAGCACAATGGCAAAAATTGGCATGTTGACCACGATCATAAAACAGGTAGAGTAAGAGGAATACTCTGCAATCATTGCAATTGCATGTTGGGATATTCCAAAGACAATCAAGACACACTTGCCAAGGCAATTCTTTATCTGAGCAGGAACAATGCAACCTAGATATTATCAAACTGAAGCTGAAAACTCGATAATGAATTACTTTGCTACCCACGGCAAAGGGAACCCGCTTGTGTGCATTCCAGGCGGGGGCGGTAAGTCGTTCATCATTGCCAGCTTGATTAGAAACATAATACAAAACTGGCCTAATCAAAGAATCCTAAGCCTCGTACATGTGAAGGAGCTAATCTCTCAGAACAGCAACACATTAAAACGTATTTGGCCGTCGGCTCCATACGGTATCTACAGTGCTGGACTAAAACAAAAAGAGGCTGCATTTCCTGTTGTATTTGGTGGAGTCGCTAGCGTTGTAAAAAATATGGATGCTATAGGGCACAGAGATTTGTTATTGATTGACGAAGCTCATTTACTTAGTCCAAAAGCAGATACAATGTACGGGCAAGTTATCAAGAAACTGATTGAAGTGAATCCAAAATTACGCATTGTTGGCTTTACTGCTACTCCCTATCGACTAGGCCAAGGACTATTAACAAATGACGGAATGTTCACTGACATTTGTTTTGATATAACTGGCATGGCTGCATTTAACAAGCTAATTTCTGAAGGGTTTTTGTCGCCGCTTATTTCTAAACGAACAGCTACGCAAATTGATTTGAGCAATGTAGGTATAAGCAACGGAGACTTCAATTTAACAGAACTAGAAGCCACTGTAGACGTTAACAGTCTCAACTACCAAGTTTGCAAGGAAATGGTAGAATATGGACATGAGAGAACAAGTTGGCTTGTCTTCGCATCCGGCATCAAACATTCCGAACACATCGCAGAAATGCTGCGTTCTTTTGGCATTCCCACAGTTGCAGTCCACTCCAAAATGGGAGATGAAAACAGAGACAAAGCATTGCGTGATTTTAGGGCTGGAAAATTGCGTTGTGTGGTCAATAATAATGTTCTTACTACTGGTTTCGATTATCCACCAATTGACTTCGTACCTATGCTGCGTCCCACTGTCAGCACAGGATTATGGGTACAGATGCTATCCAGAGCAACGCGGCCCTCACCTGAAACGATGAAGCGCAATGCGCTTGTTTTAGACTTTGCTGGTAATACCCCAAGGTTGGGGCCGATCAATGATCCTGTTATACCCACAAAACGCGGGCAAGGTACTCCAGGCGTGCCGCCTATTCGCATCTGCGACCAATGCGGAGTATACAACCATGCTAGCGCCCGCGTCTGCTCTGAATGTGGATATGAGTTTCCTGTAAACGTCAAGCTCAACACAACTGCCGGTACAGATGATCTAATCCGCTCCGATATGCCGCAAATGGAATGGTTCGACGTACAGCGTATTCTGTATACGAAGTATCAAAGCGAAGGTAAACCGCCGCTGTTGAAGGTAACTTACATTTGCGGTATTCGCGCATTCAATGAAGTTGTTTGCTTAGAGTATCCGGGCTATCCAGGCAAACGCGCCCGTGATTGGTGGAAAGCTCGAATGCAGGTTGATGAAGCGCCGCCATCTGTTGATGAAGCCCTGAAATGGACTAGCGCGTTGTGTGTGCCTAAGCGCATAAACGTTTGGGTGAATCGCAAATATCCTGAAGTGGTTTCTACTGAATACTAGGAGAATAAAATAATGTACAGAAATGGCAATACCTTTGATTCATACAACGATGCTGTTAAGGGGTTTGCGCAATATCCAATGCAAGGTAGCAACATGATTTATCCTGCAATGGGCTTGGTTGGCGAAGCTGGCGAACTGTGCGACAAAATCAAAAAGCATTGGCGAAACTATGTTGCTTACAAACAGTCAGATGAAATAGACGGTATGGCAGGAAAATCTGTGTCTGACAAAGAGCGCCAAGAAATCATCAAAGAGATGGGAGATGTTCTATGGTATTTGAATGCGCTGGCATTGGAGCTTAACACAACGCTTAGCCATGTTGCCGTTGAAAACTATCTGAAGTTGAAGGATAGAGCAATACGTAATGTTATCAAATCTGAAGGGGATAACCGTTGACTATCGCAGAAATTGCTGCCAATGCAAAACCATACCAGAAGTTTCATAGGCCAGAAGCCAAAAATGAAATGATGGTATTGCGTTTCAATGAACGGGGATGGTTGGTTAATCCAGGCAGTTATTTAACAATCCCCGATCAAAAATCACTCGCGTCTGATACATGGGAGTTTATCTAATGGCTAGACCACGTAAAGCAAAAATTGAAAATTCACTTTTGAAAGCGTTGCGGCATATCGTTGCCGCGCAAAAGGCTAACGGTTCGCCAGAACAAACCCACTGCCGCCTTTTCAACCATTGGGCCGTTGCAACCAACAGCGTTTTATCAGCCGCGCATCCAATCGTTGAAGATATTCAAGCGTGCCCGCATACTCACAGCCTGATTGACGCGCTGGAGCAATCCGGGGAGACTGTGAGCCTCACGCTGCTTGACGCTACGCGCCTTGCTGTGCGTTCGGGAGACTTCCAAGCGGTTATCCCCTGCCTTGAGGCTTCCGGCTTGCCAGCGGTCTACCCGGATGCGGCACAAGCGCCCTGCGACGAACGCCTGAAGACTGCCATGCAGGTTGTAGGCACTCTGGCGACGGAAGGGGCACAGAAGTTAGTAAACGCCTCTGTACAGCTTCGCAACGGGGTTTGCCTTGCCAGCGATGGCAATGTGATCCTAGAAGCGTTCCACGGCGTTTCTATGCCGCCGTTGATGCTTGCCCCTAAGACGCTGGTAACGGCTCTAGGCAAGTGGAATAAAACGCTAACATCGCTTGGCGTTTCCTCTGACTTCAACAGCATAACGTTTTGGTTCGATGACGGCTCATGGTTGAAATCACAATGCTACGATCCTGCATTAGAGTTGCCAGATTTATACAAGTTTCTTAACGTTGAATCTGTGCAACCTTTTCCAGTGCCTAAAGGATTGTTTGCAGTTGCAAAGCGTTTGCAGCCATTCAGCGAAGATGGAAAAATATATTTCACTGAAGACGGCGCAAGAGTCACAGCGCCAACACAACTAACCAACGCTGCCGATTCAATCAAAGGCGTGCCAGTTGGTTTGGTTGTAAGTATTAAATCGTTGCTTATGATTGAAGCGTATTGCAAGCATATTGCGTTCAATGCACTTCCAAACATTACATTGTTTTTCAATGACAATGTACGCGGTGCAATTGTTACTGGCTAGGGGCTGAAATGTTCTTTGATGTAGAAACACAAGCCGACAAACCGAGTATAAAAGCCTTTGAGCTTACTCCAAAGCCAAGCAATGCAGTTGTTGTGCCCATTGATGAATTTGAATTGAATTACTCTGACGTGGCTTACGAGTTAATGTCAGATGAAGAGTTAGCGCAATATGCTGGCACAACAATGCAGTTTGATTGCGAAGTGTTTGAAAACTACTTTTTAGTTGCATTCAAGCATTACGAAACCGGAAAAATTGTATTATTTGAATCGTTACCTGATATATCCCCTGATATGGTTAAAAGAGGCTATGAAGTTTCAACTAACTTTAATCGTTCTAAATTGCTATGGCTACTAAACAACTATTGCGTTGTTGGCTTCAACTCCAGGTTTTACGATTTACCAATCATACGGCTTGCACTCCAGGGCAACAGCACAACGTTTCTAAAGGCTGTTTCCAATTGGATCATCTTTAATGAAGCCAAACCGTATGATGTTGAGCGCAAATATAAGCTACCTGCTTGTAAATTCAATCACGTCGATCTAATTGAAGTTGCGCCGCTGAAAGGTTCACTGAAGCTCTACGCGGGCCGTCTGCATTGCAAGCGAATGCAGGATTTACCGTTTCCTCACGATAGCATTTTAGAGCCTGAACAAATCGACAAAGTAAGACAGTATTGCATTAACGATTTGGAAAACAATGAATTGCTATTCAAAGAGTTGCAACCGCAATTGAAACTTAGAATTGAAATGTCAATGCAGTACAACATTGACTTACGCTCTAAGTCAGACGCTCAAATTGCAGAGTATGTGATTGCATCCGAATGGGAGCGCATACACGGTACTAAAGCAGAACGCCCCAACATCCCTCCAGGCAAAAGCTATCATTACCGCGTGCCCACATTTATAGGCTATAAGAATCCGGCTCTGAAGGAAATGTTTGAGATAGTCAAGGCCGCAAAGTTTGTTGTCAGTGATTCCGGCTCTATCGAGTTACCAAAGGAAATTGGTGCCCTAAAACTGCATGTGGGCAACTGCATTTATCGTATGGGAATCGGAGGATTACACAGCAGCGAAAAATCCGCTGTTCATTACTCCGATGAAACTACAATTCTTTGCGATAGAGATGTAACAAGTTACTATCCAAACATCATCTTAAACAATGAATTGTTTCCTAAACATTTAGGCCGCACATTCTTGCACATCTATAAAACGCTAGTTGATAAGCGAGTTGAGGCAAAGAAAGCTGGAAACTCTGTTATTGCAGACAGCATCAAGATAACAGTCAATGGGTCATTTGGAAAGCTAGGCAATAAGTATTCTGTATTGTATGCGCCTGATTTGTTGATTCAAGTTACCATCACCGGTCAACTTTGTTTGCTCATGCTTATAGATATGCTGGAAAGCGCCGGTATCCCGATTGTGAGCGCCAACACAGACGGCGTGCTCATCAAGTGCCCAGCGGCTTACCAGGAGCGTCTAGCTGCGGTTGTGGCGCATTGGGAAGCCCTCACAGGCTTTGAGACGGAAGAGAAACGGTACCGGGCCGTGTATGCCCGCGATGTGAATAATTACGTGGCGATCGATCTTGAAGGAAAGGCGAAAGTAAAGGGGAGCTATGCAGAAAAAGGTAGTGGAGGAAACACAATCTTATCAAAAAATCCCGAATCACTTATCTGCAACGACGCAATCATCGCTTATTTGGCTAATCAAATCCCAATTGTCGATACTATTGGTGGATGCAGAGATATTAGGCGATTCTGTACTGTACGAAATGTTACAGGAGGCGCTAGCAAGAGTGGAAAGTATCTCGGAAAAACTATTCGCTGGTATTACTCCACCAATTGCAAAGGCGAAATAAACTATTGCAAAAATGGCAACAAGGTGCCTAACTCAGATGGTGCAATGCCGATGATGGAAATGTTGCAAGAGCTACCGGCTGATTTAGATTACAACTATTACATCAACCGATCTAACGAAATACTAAAAGACTTAGGACTATAAAAATCGGGGCAAGCTCTCGCAAACTTGCCCCACCTGCCTTGCAGTGTTGTGCTCTCGCGTCACAACCTTGTGTTAAATCTTTGTAGCCCAGGTAGTACCGTTGCAATAGCTAGCGTGACCATCGTTAGTAAATTCCCAGCCAACAATAGTACAACTACCGCTAGGGGCTGTTGCCGGGCCATACAACAAACTAAAGCCGGTTGGATAAGCCCAATACTCTTGCCCGGTTCCTGTACCGCCGCTACCTACTACATAGTTAGCATTGAAAGTATGATTCAATGTTATCAAAGGATTGCTGCCTATAGCTGGCGTAGATGTTCCTAGAAAAGCGCCGATGGTTGACGCGCTGCCTTGCCAATAAGCATTTTCATAGGCAAACACAGTTGAGCCATAGTTAGTACTGCTTGTAGCTGTGCCGATAGTTGGAGCCATTACAAACGTTGCATCACTGGCAATTGAAAATAAAGTATTGCCGGATACATAAAATCCAACTGCATTAACTCCAAAACTACCAGTTGTGAAATTAGCACTACCAGTAAAAAGAATCGCTCCGCTAAAAGTTTGATTGGCAGTTAAAGATGGTAAAGTAGCGGTTGTAACTGTACTACAACCAATTGTGTTTGCACCTGTACCAATTAAAACACAATTGGTTGTGAACTGTGCAAAAGCGAACGTTGGTATTAACAACGCAAGTAGAGTAATCAGTTTACGAAAATACATAAGGGTACACCGTTCCACTAATCTTAATGCACGGCTTACCGGCATTAGGGCTAGTTGCTGAGATATAAGGCGTGTTGTTTGCCATAACACTATCTGGAATTTGATAACCTGATTGCAAAACTCCAGGGCCGCTAATTTTACCAATGCCGGTAAATCCAGTTGTAGGATTTACTAGGGCTGCAAAATGTGTTGGGTCTAAAGAATTTATTACTAATTCTGTGATTGACATATTCGCCATATCGATTGCATAAGGCGATTGCGAGTAAGTCTGCCCTTGTTGGTCAACAATGTCGGTACCGTCTAATTCAACACGGTTAATAACTGTACCAGCCGCCGCCGAATTACATTGAAGTAAGAAAGCAAGCGAACTGCCTCTAGTGTTACGATAAATTTTGCAGCCACGAAGAACTAAGTTAGAGCCTGTTATAGCCGTCTTATCAAACAGTACAAAAGCAGCCGCCGCGACTGGCGCATCCCAAGTTTCTTGCACTAATTCAACATCACCAAATGAATCTGTCAAATGTACATAATTACCGCTTGAATCTACATTGTAGGTACTATTGGCCGCTTTGAATGTTTCGATTCCATCTGCATAAGCATCGGAATTTCCTAACAAGTAAGCGCGGGCAATTGACCATGATTGACCAATCATATTACCGGAGTTATTCGATACTTGAACACGCGATACTCTGGCGCTACCGCTTGAAGATGAATACATACGCACGCCAAAGCCAATAAATGTATTGCCCACAATTTGAACATCAGTAATTGGGCCACCTGTTGAAGGGCCATCTTGTTGCTCTGGCGCATTTAATGCAATAGCATCGTCGTAAGTAGAAATTGTGTGACCAAAAAATTTAAGATTGCTACAACCCGCGCCGCCTGAAATGTGGAAACCATCTGCATTAAGATGAGTGCTAGTTATTGTGCAATCTCGCGTGTAAACATTGCTTACAGTTTCCAACAGAACATTGAAGTAAGTAACATTTATCATCGTTATAGCTTCCATAACTATATTAGAAGCGTTGTAGATGAAAATGCCACATTCAAAACTGCCGGTTGCGCCATTATTAGGGTAATTTCCATTCACCGTAAAATTACGCAAAACAATATTACTCATTGCCGCTTGCCCTGAGCTTGTCCAATTAGATAAACAGTGTGTATTACTACCGCTAATTAGAAAAAGCCCGCTCAACTGTTGATGCACGCCTTCAATAACAACGTTGGACGCTAGTACAATTCCTTTGTGGGCAAAGCCACCATCAAGGATGACTTTGCCGCCGCCCGGCATTGCCGATGCAATGGCAATCAAGGCGTTAAGTACGCCTGTGTTATCTGTAGGAGTGCCGCCGCCAACCTTAACCCCGGTTGCTACCACGCAATCAGGCACACAGCCATTTTGCGAAGCGTAAAGTATATTTGCGCCAATCTGCGGTACTGTTTGCATTATCGTGGCCCCGCTGCATACATCGCAGTAATATCACTTGAAGTAAGAACCCGGTTATAGACTCGCACGAATGCTTGCGGGCCTTGATGGTAATAATTAGCTGCATTTGTATCCGCTGCATTTGGGCCAGCGAATGTGAATGGTGTGGCCGATGCGATTGTTCCGGCGAGCGAATTTGTAATGACGTTTGGGCTTAGAGCAGTAGCATTAACGTATTGAATTGTGCCCGCCGCTGTTTTCGATCCATCGTAAGTTAAGACTACAAAGTAAAGTGTGTTTGGTGCAAGTGTAGTGCTAGGAGAGCCTAGCGTTATAAGGTTTGCAGAAGAATTCATAATCTGAACATATAAGTGCTCGGAATTATTCTTGCTCCAGAAAATCCCTTTCCCTGTACTCTCATATGGCCCATTCAAATTTTCTGCAATAACTTCCCAATTACCAGTTGAATTTGTCCATTCAATCCAAGCTGAAATACTGAATGGCGCTGTACCGTCAAAATTGGTAAGAGTATCGTTAGTTCCAAGAGCGCCTAAGCATGCACCGTTGAAACTAAATGCTGTTCCAATTCCTGTAACTGTGCCCCATGAACCGCAACCCGATCCTACTGTTAGATTATTTGCGTTGCTAGTGGCATCGAAGAATGTTAAGCCTGTACCTTCATTCATTTGCCAACCATCAAGTAAGCCGCTGTTTATATCGCTAATAGTCAAAGCAAGCGGGTTAGTATGTGTAAGTGTTCCATCTGTGCCGCTAGCAGTAATTGTTGTTAGTCCAGCCGCTTGAGTTGCAGGGAAACTAACAGAAAGAGTGCTAGAGCCGGTACCAGTTATGGTAGACGGACTATAGCCGGATGACATTCCAGATGCTAATCCGGTTGTTGAATATGTTACTGTACCTGCATAGCCGCTAATAGCTGTTTGAGCTATAGCAAAAGTTGGTGTTTGTGTGCCTTCCATTGTTGGAGTAAAAGTATAAGTGCTAGGAGTGATAGTAAAGCTGAAATCTCCGCTGCCCGCCGCAATTACTGTTATACTACCAGGGTTGGTATGTGTTATGGTTCCATCTGTTGCACTGACAGTATAAGTATAAGTGCCAGGAGTAAAGCTAGAAGCAAAGCTCAAAGTAAGTGTAGAGCTTCCACTACCTGAAATTGTAGTTGGGCTAAATGCGCCAGTCATACCAGTAGGCAAGCCACTAACAGAATAGGTTACTGTGCCTGTATAACCGTTGATTGCAGACTGTGCAATAGCTACTGTTGGAGTTTGTGTGCCGCCGCCTGAAATCGTATAATTTAATGAACTAGGAGTAATTGTAAAACTGAAATCCGCGCCTAGTTGATGTGTGGGCAAAAAGCTACATAAGATTGTAGACGCTGCATTTACTGAAATTGCCAAGTTGTTTGCATCAACTGGAGATGCTGAAAAAGCTGTAGCACCGCTCAAACTATAGCATTGATAGATTGGGTATTCATCATTCAAAGCATGATTGTAATTGTAAGTACCGGCGCTAGAAAATGTGTGTTCAATTTGTAATCCTGTGCTACCACCGCCGCCAATAACGCTAATTGTTCCACTAGGGCATGATGCGGTTGTACCATCACATTTCAAAATTCCCAATGTGCTATTGCTTCCAGTTGGTACAACGCTACCAAGTGCGCCCCAATAGCTAGGGGAAGTATCAGGTTCATTGTTTACATTGCCAGTTTGCAATGAAATGTAACTTATACCATTGTAAAGTACAATTGCCGATCTAGTATAACTTGTAGAACTGCTCCAGGTACCTTGATAGGAGTTAGCACCAATGCCGCCAAGATTTGCAAGAGCGGTTGCAGCGTTGTTTACATCGCTTAAATTGTTAGTTGGATTCAAAGGCTGATAACCAAGCCCTGTAACAATCTGCGATGATGTAAAAGTAAAACCGGGCATAGACACCGGGCCAATTACTTGCAAACCGTTAGGCAATGGAGTTTGACCGCCTAGCATGTTATCAATCATCGTCCAATCGTAGTACAACGGAATATCCCAATTGTTAGAGCCGCGAATAGGTACTTTCAAGCCAATGTTAGGCGTGTTAGTATATTGCGCGAAAGCAGCGGTTGTGCTCAATAACAATACGAGTAGATCGAAAATTTTTCTCTTCATTGAAGTAACTCCTAGTTACCGATTGCAAACCAGAATGCAAAGCCGCTTGAGCCGTTGTTACCGATTGTAAAGCCGCTAGTTGTAACGGTTCCATTTACAATGTAAGTGATTCTGTCAGTTGTTGAGCTTGTGACAGGATACACACCATAACAATTATTTGGAAATGGAGCGTTGAAACTAACCGGCAAAGTGCCGCCGTTTATATCTGTAGTAACGTGCCCCCATTTCAAAATCAAACCGCCCGGCAACATCGCAGAGCCGTTAGCAGCAAATACATTAACAAACTGACTAAGCAGAACTAACGCGCCTAAATCAGTAGTATCAACCGTTGCTTTAAGAGCAGTTCCGCTCCAACCCATTTTAATAAGGTTGGTTAGTTGTCCTACTCCGGTTCCTTGCTGTACAGGAGTAAAACCTAATGCTTTTTCAGCATACGGCCAAATTGTTCCATCTTCCCTTACAATAAATGCTTGAATCGTTGTTGTGTTTGCTGCTATTGCTTGTGCTCCATTGAATGAAGACGGAAATACAAAGCTGAATGAACCTGTATTTTTTATGCAAAAAGTAATAATTTGCCCAACTGTTTGCCCAACCAAAGCAGAGCTTGTAACATTGCCAGTTAGAACCATATCAAAACCGTTTGCTACTCCAGCATTGAATGTTGGAGTAGGACTAAACGCCACGGTAACAAGAGGCGGTTTAGTATCAGCGGTTGTAAGTACATTTGCTAACACGGCTTCAAGCGTAGATAAATTAGCATCGCTCAAGTTGTAGCCCTTATTAGCAAGCGCCCCGGCAAATGCAGCAATAAACGTACTAGCCTGATACCAGATTTTATTCATCCATACAGACGGCATAATTTGATCTACACCTATGCCACCTGTGCGCGTTGAATCTGCCGCATACGTTGCGTCATCCTCTTGGTTGGCCGCTGTCGGATTATGTTGTAAGAAATTGCTTGTTCCTGCCATGTTATCCCCTAACTTGCGTGGCCTAAATCAGCGCCAGCAACGTAAGCATTATTCAAATCCGCGCCGAATATCGGCAACTCAGAGTAAACGTAAGTGTACAAAACACCTTCAGGACGCGGCACAATGTAACCGTTGGTAATCAAATCTTCAATGATAGATGTAAATGTACCAGACAATATAACTGTACAAGTCATATTCTGATTATCATTGATTACTAACCTACCGCTAGGAAACAATGTTTGCCAAAGAGGATACAAGCTATTTAGCTTACCATCCCAATTGTTTTGCGCTCTACGTGCGTACAACAACAATCTGTAAGTGGCATCGTCAAGTATTGGGCTAACTCCACCTGTAGGTTGAAATCCAACTTGTCTAAGTTGCCCGATCAATTGCCCACAAACATCTAATTGAAAACCAACTGCTAAATCTAAATCGTAACCGCTTGTAATGAATGCCAAGCAGTTAGTTAAATCATCAATAGGTTGCCATGCTTTTGCCGCCCATGCTAACAGACGCGGGGAATTTTTATACTGTGACGTGAACATGGCTAGGTAGTAAGACAACGGCATTTTGTAAATGGGGCCGTAGTCTGCTATTCCGTATCTACCAGTACCGTAACCGCTTTGACCGTATAGGGGCATAGTTACACGTTGTTTACAATGATGTTTGCTAGAGTACCTTGGGCAACCGCGTTAAAATTGATTGCTATATCAACGCTAGTTGTTGGAGTTGGAGTTATAGCAGCGTACAAACTTTGCACTGAAAATTGAGGCAAAAGAATGTTAGGCATTACAGCCATTGCCGCCGCATACAATCCAGAAATTGTAATTGACTCGCCAATCTGCAAAGCGTTCAAATAGTTTGTAACTGCTAACTGAATAGCAGACTGTACCGCGCTGTTGTATCCTGTCAAACCATGCACATTCAAAATTACATAAATTGGTATGTAGGTTGGACGGAAAAAACTAATTACCATTGACGCGCCGGAAACAGGATCAGTTACAGTAATTGGCGTTGTGCCGTTTGTCAAGCATCCGGGGCACTTGTTGTTATAAATTGCGGTAGCAACATCTAAGTCTGCCCCGCCCTCAACAACCATGCTAATAGAATGCGCTGGATTGCCCCATGAATCAACACCGCCAGTTGGATTTTCAACTGAAGTGCCGGGGCCACCGGGGGTTGGTTGCCCTTGGTTGTATCGTGACACATTCGTAACGGCTGCAATACCTGCTAGCGTGCCAGCAACTAGCGTTTTAGATGGCAACGAAACCGAAAGAGCTTGCCGCGCCCTCAACTGAGAATCTGACTCTTGAGGCAAACCCAATGCAGCGGCGCTAGCGTTGTTTACGCTAGTCCATCCTGAAGTTGGAGTAGAGCGAATGTTGATCGTGTTTGGAGCCGCTGCAATTGCGCCCAAAGTTTCGCAAGTTGCAGTTACATTGATTGTGCCTGTATTTGGTATAGTAAAGCTAATCGGCAAATCCCAAAGATAGTTGTTAATATCCTGTGCTACGCAATTAGTTAACACAGTTCCAGGCGTTCCAACAATAGTTAAAACCGCAGTGGATGAAGACGCGGCATTGCGGGCAAGCCCGTTGATCTTACAGATTGAATCTAAATCTGCGCCAATAGCAGTTACAGGCGACCGCGCATTTACTGCTAGTTGAGCAGTGTTGAAAGCATCGTTGATTAACAACGAAAAAATAGAAATCCACTGTTCATCTGCTCCATCGTCTGTGTTTGAAACAGACTGCCCAAACACAGAGCTAAACGCATTTTCTTCATATTGCAAAATGCTAGCATAGCCCGGTAAGTGCAAGCCCGCCGAATCAATGTAAGGTGCAAAATATGCTGGTGTACTCATGTGGGCAATACCGCCTGTGTAGCAGGTTGAAAACTAACTTGTATAACTCCAAATTGAGTTGCTACTAAACAAGAAAATGTAAAAGCTCTGTTAGGTGCAAACGTTGTAACAATGTTTGAAATGCCAGTTACATATCGCACACTTAAAATGGTTTGCTGAATCAAAAGGCTTATAGCATCTGGAGCTTTGCCGCTATTCGATCCTAAAATAGATTGAAACAGTGGTAAACCCTCGTTGATGTTAGCCCACCATTCACCTTGCAAAAGTAACAATGTTGTCTGAATAATTTGTGCAACAGCTTGCAAATCAACTAAAAAGTTGCCTTGCCCATTTCCCCACAATACATCATGGTTTGCATCTAACTGCCGTACTGAAATTAGCGGTTGACTCATGGGGTTGCACTCAATTTCAGGTAGTATGTCACAGAACCGATTTTTACGGGAAAAGAAAGTGTGGCTGAAGTTGCAGAGGCAACCGGAGCGCCGCTAAGAGCAAGCAAGCCGGTTAGGGTTACATGGGTACCGTCAACCTCTACAGACGTGGCTCCAGCCGCTATAGAAGCCTCAGTAGCTCCAACAGACACGGCAACATCAGCCGGGCCGTTAGTATCGTTCCTAAGCTGCGCCTGTGTCTGTGAGAACGCCTCTAAGACGCGGGGTTGACTCCAGGGGCCAAGAATTGCAAATCCGTCTGATAAGTCATGCCGCCGCAACTTTTGCTGATTACTTACCTTGCCGCTATCAAACCATGCATCAATGCACATATCAGCTAGAATGACTAAACATTCGTCGCCTTGTTGAATTGGCAAAGTTAAAGACACTGCCCCGCCGCGTGGAATTATAATAGGAACATCAGGCAAAATTGGTATAACTTGGTTAGAAATTACTCCATTCAATTTGATTTGATCTGTGATTGCCAACTGTACGGTTACAGTCTGCTTAACAGGATCAAAACTTTGGATGATTCCAGGCATAGCAACGCGCAAACCATACACAGCCGCTTTAGTAGCTGCTTTATGTACAGCAGCTTCAATCTTTAGCCGCTGTGCCTCTGTTACTGTGCCGATAAATGGTTGTGTGCTCATAATTAAAATGGTGGAGAAAGCAGCGATAGAATTGAACCAACATAAGTGTAACCAGTTATCGCGGTATACCAATCTTCGCCGCGTGAATCTCCATAGTGTCTAACAGCCGCGATAGTGTACAAGCCTTTAGCATCTAAGATAGTTGGGTAACTATCATTGGCTCTAGGAAACTGCTTGATAGTATCGCTAGGAGTTAATTGAAATTGACTTGCTAACTGTGCTCTTGCGTCAAGCAAAACTTTTATTTCTACGCCGTCTTGCGTCTGTATTGGCGTGCCGATTAAACCAGTGCCGGGGCCATAAACTAATGTGGGTATAGCTCCAGTTGATCTAAGTAAAGTACCAATGTTTATAGCTTGATTTGTAAACCAACAGTTAGAGCCTTGATTGCGTGCGATCCTATCAAAATAATCTAACGGTTGACCAAATATAACTTCACCGCGAGATGATGTTGTAGTGCTAGGCAAATTTACATTGCTGTCATCAAGAGGATTAACCGCCGCCGATGCCATTCTAGCAACAATTTGTCTTTGAGTTAGACCGCCCGCAACCGATAAAGCAACAAAATTGTTAGTTTGTTCCACCAATCCAACAATGCAATGCAAAGTTAGTTTGAAGTCAACGCCGTTTTCACGTTCCCACATAGGTTGCATTAGCATACCTTCGTAGATTGTGCCTAACGGCTGATTCTGATAACCGGCCTCAAGTTTAACCATCATGCCTTGTTTCAAAATGGTTTGAGTAGTTGGATCATTCAAATTGTACAGAGCAATATCACCAAACCAAAAACCATCACCGGCTGTAGTTTGGTAGCAATCGAACGTCATACGCAACGGCTCTGGCGTCCATGAGTTACTGAAAGCTGTAATGATTTGCGAGTTGCCTTGTGCATCAGGAAAGGTTGTTATAGTCACTTTCCATGCACGGCCAAATTGATAGATAGGCGAAGATGCACTAGACATTATCGCCCCACACCAAAATGAAATCCGTTCCTAAGTCTGTAGCGTTTGGATAATCATTTACATCTGAATTACTAACATTGATAACATACGCGCTGCCAATGTTTAAGTATTGGTATTGATCTAGCACGTTTGCGGCGGGCCAACTGCCGGTTATCAAAGGTACTCCAACAAGCAAGATATTTCCGTTGTTATCGCTTACGTCCATTACCCAATAATTCGCCATTTCATTGTAGCTAATAGACAGATTTAACCTTACTTGCGTGTTGTTGATAGCAAGCAAAATTTGAAACGTCTGGTTAGGCGCATTAGTTAATGGTACAACTTGATTCATGGTAGGTTTACACCTTGATCTGTGCCGGTTACAATCATTGGATTGCTAGACAAATCTCCAGCCGCGCCATAATTAACGGTTGGATCAATGCCTGAAACTGTGTTTTGCTGAGTTACTGAAGCCGGTACCGGAGCCGGTTGCACGGTTGCAAGCTGTGTTGAATCCGTGGCGTTTGGCCGTGCGCTTTGTATTTGGCTAGCTACAGTTACTAAGTATATTTGAGTAAATGTAATTCTAGCTTTCAAACTCCTAAACGTCTTATTTGTTTCAGGCGATTCAATGCCTGTAATCATCATGTTTTGATAAGTCTGTTGACGTGTGCTAAGAGTTAGTAATTGACGATTCTCCATCAAACTAACAATTGTTTGATAGGCTGAAACACTCTTAGATGAATTGCCCGACCACATCCCAGGCGAGAAAGCCGCCATTGCATCAGACATACCAATTTCTAAAACTACTACAGCTTGTTGCAAAACAGCATGGTCTGCAATGTTATAACCAGTCTGCAAAGGCTGCTTTGTAGGAGTTAGCTTTCTATCATGGTTAGCTTGTAACACAGCATCGAACACATACATTGTACTTACAGATGAAATTTGCTGTGTTAGCTGTTGCCCGCCAACAACAGTAGTGCTACTGCTAGATGGCGTTGTTTCAGTGATAGAGTAAACAGCCGGATTGTTTTGTTGAGGCGCACGATAAGGCACGCTAGAGCTTTGAATATCTTGCGTGTTCACTTGATCTGAAGTAACTATAGGCGTAGCCACTACAGCCAACAATGATAAGGCTTGTGCCGCCAATACCGATATTTCAGCGCCGCCTGGCATTAGTTATACACCGTAGTTAGTACAGCTAGATTGCGTACCGTTTGCTTATCGCCTTTTTGTTTCACGCCTTCAGAAACAGCCTTAACAACGCCGTTGTAATCTAAGTTAGGCTGCATAATGTTAATTTCACCAATTGTTATGCTGCCTTCCCGATTCATTACGTCTTGTGCATACTTGCTATTGGCCGATGCATTTTTACTGCCGTAATAATGTTCAAGGGCTTGCCGTTGATTACCATTGAAACGCGATAACAACTGTGCAAGCAGCGTAACGCCGCCAATAATGTTTTGCTGTGCATCTTTTGGATCAACTGCCAAACTGCGGGCCGTGCCCGGCTCCAATTGAAAAATGCCTGTAGCGTGCGATTCGCCATGTGCGCCGCGATTAACAAGCAAGCTACCATCTGGTTTGAACTGTTTGATGCCGCTTTCTTGCTGTGCAACTGCCAATGCTAATTTTGGATCAACATGGTATCTACGTGCCAGTGCAACGATGCTTGCCGCGTAGTCAGTGCTGCTATTGCCCACACTAGCAGCCGCGCCCGCTCCAGCGCCGTTTCTGTGTAGCCCCGCAATGGCGCTGTACGCCAATCCTAGCCCGCCGCCTATGAGAGCGCCGCCGCCCGCACCTATCGGGCCACCTAAAGCGCCTATGGTCGCGCCAATGCCCGCGCCCGCGCCCATACCGGCTAATGTAGGCACAAGCGCCTTTACAACGTGCTCCAGCTTCAAAAAGTAATCCAGGGCCGTAGCAACCCAATGCACAACTTTTTCAATAGCTCTGGCGAATTTGTCAAAACTGAATATAGAACCTTCAATGCTCTTATCGCCAGAAATAACGCCAATGAAGTTTGCAAACTGTGTTGCCAAGTCTCCTAACACCATTCCAACATCTTTCATTATTTGCCAGGAGTCTTTCAAAATCGGTACTAGGTAATCTGAAAACTGTTTAGACAATTGCGGTATATGGTCTATAATCCAACCATTCAATTTCTGCAAAGTCTGCAACAGATTACCGGAGCCAAGCCCCAACGATTTGAATAGTTGGCTAACAACTCCCATTGTTAGATATTCAAGCTCAACTTGCAAACGTGTAAACTCAAAACGAATATCACGGATGCCCTTCATGTTGCCTTCAAAATCTCCGCCTAAACCGCCCTGCATCTGTTGTTGGTCGCGGTATAGTTGATTAAAACGTGCGTGCAATTCAGGATCGAAAGCAATAGCATTCAACGGCTCATGCAAAGCATTCAAAGCAATTTTCAAACTTTTGGCGTGCGCCGTATCCATAAACATACGTTCGCCAAATAGTCTAAAATCTTGGTCTGCCATTGCAACATGATCCATTGCGCCCAACACAGCGCCGGATACAGCCGCAAACATGCCTACAACTCCAACTTGCCATTTAAGCAAGTTGGCTGCAATGTGCCCTGTTTCTTTTTGTACTATGCTGGAAGCCTCTTTAAGTGTGCCTTGAAACATGCGAAACTGTTTCATATCGGCACTGAAGCCCAACGATACAAGGTATGATTTAAGGGTCTGAATATCACTCACAAGGCACCTGCTAAATAATCTAAGATTTGTTTTAGTCTTTCAACATCATCTTTAGCGTGCCCAATTGTTAAGTTGCAATGATGACAAAGAATGCCGCGTACTTTTCCAGTAACGTGCGAATGGTCAACATGCCAGCCGTTTTTACTACCCGGCTCCGTAGCCTTGCAAATCGCACAGCAAGAACCTTGCTCTTCAAAACGTTTTTCAAATTGTTCTAAAGTCAAATTGTATTTTGACTTTAAGTTTGCTGCTCTTGCAATGTTTGAATTTTTGGCACGTCTATTTCTAGCATATTCTGCTAGTTTGCCTTTATTCTTTTTGGCGTAATTTTTACTATGTTTTCGCCAAATAGCTTTTTGGGCTTCAGTGCTCATTTAATCATCCTCTTGGTTAGCTTTCCAATCTGCAAAAGCTCTATCGTTGGTTTCTTTCACATCAAGTATTTCATGTGCAATCAGCAAATCCTTGAATGTGTATGTACCGTCTTTGGCTTCGTGTTGTTGCCACATTCCAGCAATTACAGGCCGATACAAAAATGTATCTATGTTTGGAAATTCAATCGGAGAAAACCCTAATTCCCCGTTAGCATTGCTTTCAATCCGTCTTTGGAGAAAAAAGGGGAGAGATTCGCAAACAACGCCTGAGAAGTTAGCTCCAAAAGAGTCTTAATGTCATGCTGCAAATCTTTGTAGCAGAGTTTGCCGTTAGAAAGAATTACCGGCATTGGCTTTGGCATACCGCCAACAGTTTCATAACGGTAGCAAACATTCAACGCATGGCGCTGTACGATCTTGAAGGTTGGTTGATCCAGGTTCATCAACAAAAACTGAATAGCAGATTGCGCGGTATCCGCATTATCTACAGTTTCAGCCTGTGCCGCATCGTCTGCAATATCCATCTTTGATATTGCAGACTGCAATTCGCCCATAAGACGCATTAGCAACCAACTGCCGGTATCGCTATCCATGTGGGCAATCATGTAGCTCTTGCCGTTTACTTCAACATCTTTGATTGTTTCCAATTCATCGATTTGCATAAAGCCTCTTTGCAGGTAGATTTTCAATGCTTAAAAATTACAGGTTGACAACGTTGCACGCCATGAGTTTCCAGGTTACTTTTTCGCCCTGTGTCGAGTAAGTCTTATCAACAGACTTCATAGGGCTAATGCCTGTACATTCGTGTACAGAGCCATCAAGCGTATTGCGAAACAATGCGGACGTTGTAGCCCAATTGCTAACATCGCCATTCATCGCATACGTTTTCAGAGTATTCAGCCACGCAAGTAAAAACTTGTGTGCCAAACTTGTTTGCTGGCATTCAATGGTAATATCGCCAGAATCACCGGCAATAAAAGACGGCATAACCGTACCATCAGATGCCGTGTCATGGGCTGTATGGTCTGTTGCATTGGCTACAACTACCTTACCAACGCCAACTTGCCCGGCAAATTGAAAGCTACCGGCAATGGGGCTTGACACTATACCGGATAAGTCTTTGAAACTGTAAGTTGTACCAATTTTACTCATGTTATCCCCTTGCTAAAGTAGACTTTTTATTGCTTGTTACAAACTTACTGTTGGACGTTGACGTTAATCAAAACGCTGTGAACTGCTCCAGCCAAGATGATTGCAACGTAAATCGGCATTGCTTGCCGATTCGCTGGAGGCGGTACAGTGTACGGCGCTGATTGGGACAAATAACCAGACGGCAAGCTAGTACCTGCAACAAGATTCAGGATCGTAGCGCCGCCCCATGTGCCAGGAGCCAAGAAACCGCGTGTTGCAGCGCGTGCGTTTGCTTGGTTGATGACGTTAAGAATCTGTGTCTGCCCGGCATTGTCTTGCCCAATGGAAGGGTTTTCAGTTAGCAAATCAACTACCGAATACTGGTAGTCAGATGCAAGCATATCAACTCCTAAAATAGTATCTAGGAATTGGCCGCTAGCAACAACGCCTTGCTCGATCCAACTGTAGCTATTCGCATAGCTCAAGTACAAGTTGGCATTGTTTGTTTCAAGCAAGTTGATTTGCGTTAAGCTCAAAGGCTCAACTGCGATGCCTACAAGTTCTTTGAATTTCATTGTGAACTGAGAACCGGCAAGCCCGGTATTCAGTCCCATGCAAACACCCATTGCAGCTGATTGCGAATAGATGTTGTTTGGAGCAAGCCCGCTTTGAGTTGTTGAATAAATGCCAAATGCGCGGGTATAGTTTCCAGCTTTAAGAACGCTGAAAACATTTCCAGTTGTGCCATTCAATGATGCAGCGGTACCGCTTGTGTAGAAATAGCATAGTTGCGGAGTAATAGCCTGTGCCCATGTTCCAATTGCAATATGGTCTGCATCAACCGCCGCCAATACAGCGCAAGCCCACCATGCAGGAGACGCCAACCGGCAAGCCTGAAGCGCCTGTAATGCACTCTCGCCAATGGCTGTAATGTTGACTTCCAGGCCAGCGCCAGAGCCGGTAAGAGTAGTTGTGGGTAATGCAGTCGCAACGCTATACCCTGTGCCTTGACTTCCAGGCACGATAGCAATTGCAGATGGTACACCGGCTGTTTCAGCAGTTACAATACCAGTGCCAAGCGATGCGCTAGCCTGTGTAACATTGAAAGTATCGCCAACAGCATAACCAGTACCGGCAACATCAATTGTTAATGTTGCAATTGATGTTAAATCTTGCCGCCCAATCCAAATATATTGCGGGGCTGGCGATTGACTAAGGTAGATTGAAGCTGCAATATATTCTGGCGACGTTGTAGTAAAGCCGTCAGTAACCATTTCAGCTAAAGTTGTATATAGCCGCAAACGCGGCTTAGCTCCAGTTACAGAGCCAATTACAACGCTGGTACCAACGATCAACCCTTGATTGAAAGTAGGAGTTGCCGGGGCTTGTGCGGAAATGTTGACTACAACATCAACAACCGTGGAAAGGGGCAAAGTAGATGTACCCATGATTATAAACTCCTATGCTGTTACAACAATATCGGATTGAACGCCGTTTTGATTGCTTGTAGTAATTGGAACGCTTGCCACACTTGGAATTACAATTGTTTCATTTACCTGTTCATAGAACTGGAAAGATATGTCAACCCGTTCCCACCATTGACCATCTTGTAACTCTGGCACTCTTACGCCGTTGCCCACACTAGGCATTAGATATAGATTAAACTCCGCAAGAATAGCATGGATAAAATCTAGTTGTATAGAAGATTTTATGAGGCGCACATTATCAAGTGAGTTGGGGCCTCTAACTACCAGGGCTACGCGCCATACTCGCGTATATTCCATTGTTCTTAGCAAACTAACATCATCGTTTGCTACATTCAATGCATCGCGTACTTTGTTGTATTCGTTGTCCTCTTCAGTGCATTGAAACGAAACAATATCGTCTGTAACTCCCCATGCTGGCGCACCTTGCGTTTGCCAGGAATTTCTAACCATAGTGTTTAACCGCACTAAGTCACTTATAATAACTGTTTCTTGTGCATCCGCAGTTGCAAGGTTAGACATGATAATTGTTGTTGGGCCACTAATACCAAGTATCGTTGTGCCGCTAGGTATATTGCCGGTTTGATCTTGTATAACGAAACCCGCCGCTAAACCTGTAGTGCTAATTACAGTTGCTTCGTTGCTACCTTGAACTAAAGTAGCTTGTATTTCATATTCAACTAGGATGCCTAGCAATACGGCAATTGTTTCCTGAAAAATAAAATTGATAAGCCGCAATGTTAATGCGCTGCTAGTAAGCGTTTGGCCGTTTTGAAAAAGCGTTGATGTTGTACCCATTATTGGCCGCTCATTCTAGTGCCAATTGCCTTGTAGTATCCGAAATCTTCCCAGGGATACACTTTGATTATTCTGTAATTCTGAGTATGCCAAAGTATAGTATCGCTTATTCTAGCGGTTGCATCTGTTTGGCTAGTTGTATGCGTCTCATAAATTGGCGCTGAAGAATGAAACGAAATCATTCCTTCAACTCTATCGCCTTCAGGAATCATCTTCAATTCTTTTGCTGAAATAGGCTGAATAACTCCATAGCCCGGCACAGATTCAGTTTGATTAACCCATGTGCCAAACTGCCATGATCCACCGCTAGAGCGAGTTATAGTAAACTCTTGCGCGAAATCAGGATCGTTGACAATTTCAGCCATTGAAAAAGGCATTATAGTTCCTCAACATGAGTTATAGCGCGTCTTAATTCGCCTTTGTCAATCAATGGTCTAGCACTGCCCTTAGCTGCAATGGTTGAAGGTGCATTAGGTGCCCAATTGTTACGCGGGTCTGTAAACCATCGCTTTGCCGCGTTTGCGCCTTGCGTTCCTGCTTTACGAATGTTTTCTACTGCGGTTGCATGTTCGCCGTTTAACTCCGCAGTCATAGCAGCGCCTAACGTTGCTGCTATACGTTCCTTGTTGTCTGGAGCCTCTATTGCAGGTTCAATTACAGGCCGGGCCGGAATATGCATTACTTCGCTGCCGTTTGTGTGAATGTACATTAAGCCCGCATTAGTTATTTTTTCACCTTTGCGTGACGTTGTTTTTTCCGGTATGCCCACATATACTTTTGCATTTTCCAGGTTGTCAATCGCAGTTTGGAGAAAATGCAAATCGCCGCTTTCCGTAACTGTAATTGTGGGCTTCAATATATAAGCATCCCGCCGCTGCCAATTGCTTTTGCTATCGTTGCAAACTGTTGGCCGTATAATGTAAGATTCCAACTGCCGAAACCGTCAATGTTGACAGCTTCCAGGCCAACGCTTACATCACCGGCTGATTTTGAAGTTTTGATACCAAGAGCCAATCCGCTTGCCGCTGCTTGCGCCGCTGTGCTGTTGGGGCTGCTTGCTTCGCCCTGAAGCCACAACGTTGCGAAGTGCGCAATATAAAGCCCCATTACCATCTGCCACATTTCACAATATCTAACTTGAAAAATGCTTGCCGAAGCTAGATAAATATAGCTGTTCAAAACTACCATTGGAATCAACGGAGCAGCGTAAACGTTCAACTGAACTGGCGAACCGGCCTGAGTTGTAGGCAAAGACAGAACAACGGTTGAGCCGGACGCGGAAACGATCTGTGACCCGTCTGCAATGCCTATTCCGCTCACTAACTGCCCTGCCAGGAGGCCCGCGATACTCGAAACGCCCGTTATAGTGGCTGTGGTGCCGTCAACCGTCCCTGTGGGCTGTATAGGCGTGCCGCCAAACTTAGGATAAAGCGAAAAGAAGTCTGTTGCGGAGTACGGCGGATTCGTGCCAACCATGATATTTGAGGCAAGCGAAATCAGGGGAAGGTAGTCGTTGAGATAGGTACCATCCTCAAAGCCTAATACTTCCCCTATTAGCGCCGTAATGTTTGGCGTTCCGCCCATTTTATAGCTGCAATCCGGTTACAGGATCGCCCCAACCTGCCTTAACCGCGTCAGCAGTCTTAGGCGCATCAGCAGTCTTGGACTTTTTCGACAAAATGGCAACCTCTTCCAAGTCGCCCGCGTCAACAGCAGCAGCAAACAACGGATCGCTTTTGATCCAATCGGGCGCGTCTTGAATATCTGTTGAAGGTTGAATGATGATTGACTTCGTTTCAAGTTTCTTAGGAGTTGCATCCGAAAATCGAAAGCATTTAAGGCATCTAATTTGCATAGCGAGAATTTCCTTTCAAGTTGTAAAGGCTAACTGCAATTTTGTTACAGTTAGCCTTTGGTTTACTATTCAATATCAGATGCTTAAACGCCATCCAGGTAATAGAAAGGCTGATTGCGCCGAAATTCAACCTGTCCGATGCAAGCCTGATACACAGTTTCATACGAAACGCCGTTGCGAGTGGTAGGCATCGTAAGAACCTTCTGAGGCGCAACCGGTACACGCAGCTTGACAGTCTTTTCGTTGTTACGATAGGCAACTGCCCGCGTAACTCCGCCAACTCCAGCCGTACCAATCCAGTCATTCGGCAACGGGAAGATTTTCAGGTCAATTCCGTTTTGCTTTGCAATGTTGTTATGCAAAACAAACTCAAGAATTGAACTGAAACCGCCAGTTGTCATAGGCTGCAAAAGTGCATTGTTAACTGACCACGGAATAAGAATTGTATCAGCCATACCTTCAAGCGAATACACACTGTTGGTAACAGTCTGTAACAGCATAAAGTTAATATCGCTTTGAATTTGGGTTGGGGTTTTAGTTGCCCAGGTTGCCCCGCTTCCAGGATTAGGTGCAAGGCTAGATGTGATATTTGGGTTGTTGACCAATCCAGGTTGACCCATCCAACCCGTATAAGTCACCTTGTCCATACCCTTTTCCCAGGTAAGGCCAACGCCCTCTTCTAGCAACTCTTGCAGAGAAAACGGCGGTGGATAACCAATTGCCTTGGCAGTCTTCAAACGCTCCAAATCAGCATGAGAAATGCTGAAAGCGCAAGACCAAATCCAAGCATTCCACAAACCTTTGCTGATAGTTGCTTGCACGAGTGGAATTTCAGTGTTGTTAGTTCCCTGCAATCCGTACTGATTACCGCCCGTTGTGGCGTAATTAGTAGCGTATGCACTTAGAAACTGAGGATAACCGCCGCCGAATTTAATGGAAATATCGCGCTTGTGAGTTACCGATGTCATCGGCTTCACAATCTCCATATCCGGCAATTCCAACTGTGAGTTGAGGAACGCCATAGAACTCGCGGTAGCTGCATCGAAAGCTGTACCGCCCCGATTATTGTTTTTGTAACCCATAAATCTAAATTCCTTTCAGGGTATTTTTACAGCTTTACGTTAGACAGCTTGACGAGTCAGGAAACCAATTTCAGTAACGCCGTTGCCATCCAAAACGCCAGTGGTGAAAACAACGTTAGGGACTGCAACGGTGTTAGAGCCATCAGCAACAGCTTCAACACCGCCAACCACGCCAGCCGGAATGCCGCCGTTTAGCGCAATGCGGATGTAAATCTGGTTGCCAGCAACGGGCGCTCCGTTGTTGACTTGAACGGTTAGGCCGCTAGTTTCTTCAATTACTTCGGCCATTTCTCCAGGCGCATAAAATGCCACGTTAGAGCCGCCGATAGAACCGGCAGTGCTGGCAATATACGAAAGGTTAGTTTTAACCTCACGCAATGCAAAGCCAGCTAACTTAGCAGCGGTAAAGGTTCCTGACCCTGCAATGAAATCCTTGACGCTCTGCCATGTGCCGCCCAACGAATCGGGCACAAGCACAGCAGACTCGCCAAACGCCAATTGAGTTGGCGTAGTTGAAAGCACTTGACGCGCTTTGATTTTGTTTACACCGGCGCGGCTGATAGTACCAGGATAGCCGTTATACATGCCGACAACAGGAATTGTCCCGCCAAAACTTCCCATAATTTATTTCCTCACTTTTGCGGCTAGCCGCGAATTTTTGAAGCAGTGAAACTGAGTTACTCCTGTTTGTAAGCCTTACGGTGTCCAGCCTTGAAAGCTGCGTTCAATGCGTCTTCGCGTTTCTTTTCAGGATCGCCCGCTGCATCCATCGCACTCTTACCGCGTGCGCCCGCTGCAACAGCAACTTTTACATAACTACCGCCGCCAGAAGTTTTTGCAGCCTTCGTCAACTTCGTTGCGGTATCAAACGCAGCCTTCAAGCGCCTGTCTTTGGAAGCTGCAACAAAGGGTTTAAAAGCCTTCAATGCTGCTTTTTGCCCAGCAACGTAAGCGGCATCTACAGCAGATGGTTCGGGGTTTTCTTGCCGCTCTCCAGGCTGAAGAACAGGAACCGACTGCGACTGTACAGCTTCATCAGATGCTTCTGCTTCCTCTTCCTCTTCTTTCTCTTCAGAATCTTCAGCCTCTTCATCATCGGCTTCAGGTTCCGCGTCAGATGCGGCCTTTTTCTCGCCAAACATGCTTTTCAACTCTTCCATGTCAGCATCTTCAGCTTCAGCAATTTCAGCCTCTTCAGCTTGCCGAGAATCCATGAGCTTGTCTAGTGCGTCATGAAAGCGTTTACGATCCTTCGCCTTGGCATCTTCAGCTTCAGGCTTCGCAAGTGTGCCGCCTTTGCAATCGGCACACTTGCAGCCGCTAACGTGGGCATCCGCATCTTTCGCGTCTGCCTTGCTGATTGCGTCAACAGCATCCGCAACCTCTTCGGGCTTTGCATCCTTAGCCCACACTTGAAAACCGAGTCCACGAATCCGTTTCAGCAAATCACTCATTGTTAGTTTCTCCTGTTTCAATTCAATTGGTAGTGCGTCTACGATTGCAGCTTCTTTACCGGCTCTGCCATTTGGTACAACCGCAACATGGTTGCCGACAATATCAACCTGTAAAATTGCTTCGCCGCGTTTTAGCAAGTGATAGTTATAACCACAAGACAATTCGCGCAAACCTGCTTTGATCTTTTCAATTAAATCTTTTCCTGTAACAACCAAATCAGCTAACAGTGGAAAGTCACCACCGTCTAACGCTTCTTTGCCTTCGCGTACATTCTGAGCGTGTCCGCATTGATGCTCTGCAATTGTTTCAATGTTTAGCAATTCATCAGGATGGCCGTCTGTAACTGGCGCACCTTCAAAAGTGCCTATCGTGCGTTTGCTAAAAACCTCTTCAGGCGAACGATAAACATTTACATCGTCGTTTTCTTCTATTCCTAAATCTTGCGCCGTTACTTCATCTTCTGGCGTATCGTGTTTACGTTGCGGTAATTCAAATCCTTTGTATTTCTGAAATCCTGTCCTAGCAATTACTGCATTCTTGAAAACTAGAGAGCCATCGGGCTTTTCAATCCAGTTATCAGAAATCTTTACGCCGAAATAAGTAATTGCCATTGTTATAAATTCCCATTGAATTACTTATTGAAGCAATGTTTTACGCCGCAATCCTTAAAGGTATCTTAGCTATGCGCCGAAACTCGCTCAAAGTCAAGCGTTTTATTTCGCCACCAGAATATATTTTTGCAGGGAATTTAATTTCATCCAGGCTTACAATTGGAAGCGCAACGCAACGGCAGTTGTAGATATTGCCCGCGTTATACTTTCCAACTGACTTTTCGCCTACGAGCCTTTCAGGGCTAGGCGCATCATTCCAGTTAATGAGCACTTGATCCATTTTTCTGTGAGATTTTCTCACTCTGCCATCTTCTGAAGTCTGCCATTGATACCAATTCAAGCCTATGTCTTCAGCGCGTGCGCGAGTAATTGCAGTGTCAGCCTTAGCAACTTCAGTTCGTGCAATTAGCGCAATTCTGTAGCGGCTCAAATGCTTTAACTTTGGCCCAATTTGTTTCATTATTTCTTCAGAGCGCAACCCGGCCATTTGCTGTGTTTGAATGTGCGCCGTGAGCATTCGCGCAACGTCTTGAGACACAGACTTGATATAACGGGCGTTCTCTGCAATTAGTTGCTCCATACGTGCGCCCACGTTGCCCTGTAGCTCACTCTGAAGCATCCGGTATATCTCTTTGCCCCTGAGGCTCTGACTCGCCGCCTGCCGCCAATTCTGCGCGTTGTTTGCCGCCACGCCAGTCACCATCTGGCGTGCCAGCTTCGTTGCAAAGTTGTGCAAAAAATTTTTGGTTTGCCCATATTCCACCAATCGAGCGGTTAGCTCGCCTAACGTTAGTGTTGTGGGTAAATCAAAATAGTCGTGCATCAACTTTTCAATTCTCTGTTGGTAGAGAATTTCAAAACGTGTTGGTCTATGAAATGTAGATTTAGGAGCCATGCTTATTTTAAAACACTGTCAGAATTTTCGAGCTTTTCAGCTTCAATTGCCCGCTCCATATCTCCAGCCTGTGCATCTGCTCCATGATCCTTTTGGAACAAATCAAGAATCTTGCTGCCTACAATACCATCTTCATGATGCTCCATTGCATCGCGCGCAAGACGGCTTGAAATAGTTTCATCAGGTTTGCCGCCAGTTAGAACGTTTGCGGCATCGTCAATTGCAACCAAATCGCGCACAATAAAATTTTCATTGGCTGCAATTTGCTCTTGATCTGCTACTTGCGCTGGAGTCAACGGGGTAATTGGGTTGTCAGTCATTTTTGTTTTCTCCAGTTTCTTCAAATTCAGCACTACCCGCACGCGCCTCTTCAGATTCAATTTCAATTGGCACTTGTGGCTTATCGTCAGCAGCATCAATATCTTCGTCTGTGATATTGCTAAAGATGCCTGTAATGTCAGACTGTTGTTTCAATTCCTGTAGAGTAATTTTTTGCGAAGTAACACCAGCAGAGAACGGCAACAGTATTGCAGCGGTTCCCTTTTCAGCCATTTCTGCTTTCTGTTCTTCAGTCAGTACACGAATAGATGGAAAGTCAAAATCTAAATCATCCGGTATTTCGCCAAACTCTGACATACAAATTACAGGATAAAGTTTAGCGAGTTGCGGGCGCAATTCGTCATTCTGACTCATCGCAATTTCTTGCTCATAGATGCGAATATCGGCATCATTCGTTTGCCCAAGCCCGCTAGGAGTTTGACCAAACAAGATAGAAACAGGTATGTGGCTAGCACCTGCAACCATAGCACGAAACTGTTGCAGCACGTCACTAACACCCCCAAACGTGTATTGATGGCTTTGCAATTCAGAATCTTCGCCCAACAGCAGCATAGATTGATTGCTTAGTAATTCGTTTTGCGCTTGCATTGTTTGTTGAAATTTTTGTGCAGCTTGCCCACTAGCGTTAGCGCCGGACATTAAAGCAGCTAACTGCGGGTTTTTCTGCGTTAGAATTTGAGCACGAAATAGCAGTTGAAGAATACTCCAACTCATGTTATCGAGCTTGCGCAACTCTTCAAAAACTATTTCCAATACCGAAATACCCCAATACATGTTAGCTGCGTATTCTGGGTTAGGAACATCAGGGCCAGCGAAACGCAGTATGCGGGAAGCATGAACATTGAACATCGTAGTGTTTTGTTCGCGCACAGAATAAAATTCCGGCAAACCAAAATCGGTAGGATCGTTTATATCACTTGCTAGATTACCTTCTGGCGAAATACCGCTCCATCGATCAAATACAATCAAACCTTTGTAACTACCAGGGTTCACATCATCTGCGTTCAATGGCTGGTCTAAAATATCTTCGTGACCATCAATAACCATCAACGCACCAGCGCCGCCAAACAAACGCGCCCATTTCAACGTTTTCAAAATTTTGGCTGGTGTTTTTGTAACAGCAATTGTTTTGTCAAAACTTTTAATTTGATCTGGAGTTAGTTCGCACGTCAAACGTGGCCATGCCTTACACATATCTTGAGCAGGCTTTTCAACAATGCGACGGGCCAACCAATGATTACGAAACAGTGTAATCATCAACCAATAATCGTATGTATAACGTATCAGTTGATATTCAGTTGCTTCAGCAAGCGACGGAGTACCCGCGCCCATTCGAGCAGCAGGATTTGAAAACACATCGTTAGCAACTGCATCTGCTGCTTTTGCGTATCGGCCTTTACTATCTCTAGGCAACGGTTAAATCCTCACGGTTACACGAGGCAAAACTATTTCATCGTTTTTTCTTAATTCTCCTATAGCTTTAACAATTGTTCGTAAAGACACAGTTGCTAATTTTGATATTTATTTTGCTTTGTAGCCAGCAGCAAAACATTGAATAATAAATTGTTCTTTATTATTCAGCTTACTCATTTTCTGTTCTACCTCTTCACAAAACGCTACTGCATCATCTAACTTAAATCCGCTGCGTTTGTACGGATTATTTTTAATTGCCCAATAACGTTCAATGTGAATTGGCGTTAGCATTTGATTTAGAAATCTTCAGGCCGTGGCGTAGGAGCTTGCGAAGTGTGCGCCGGAGTATTCAACAGCAACGTTTGCGAAGCTGTTAGCTTAGGTTGACGATGAATTGCGCAACCTGAAATTGCTGCCCCGCAAAGTAGGGCACTATATCCCCATGCCATCAATCTAGCGATTCGTAACACGTCTGTTGTTTTCACGAGGCTATTCTCCAACTCGGAATTTTGGTATGACAGAAGTATCTAAGCGCGTCTGGCGCATGGTCATGTTGCTTCAAAGGCTCATCCTCGCCCTTCTTAGCTGCGATGGGATTCCATGAGTAAGTTTGTAATTCACTTTGGAGCTTACCACATCTTTTATGAATGCGGATTTTCTTTTTTGCCAAGAGGCTACTTACCGTGCGGATGCCGTCTAACACTTCGTTCTTAGCGTTGCTATGCCAGATACCTTTCTGTACCATTTCAGCTTTCAAACTAGCTGCTGACGGATCAATAATACACTCAGCTTGTGGGCAGTAATCTTGCAAAAATGTTTGTAAGTCAACTACGTATTGTGCATCTGTTTTTTGTATTCCAGTTGCACGGCTATCCCAATAGTATTCACGTTCTATCCAAAAAGTATTTCCATCATCTATGATCTGTAAAAATACAGTTGGGTTTCCAGTACCGTAATCAATTGGTACTGTCATTGAAGAATGACCACCAGCACCTAATAAACCTATAGGCCGCGTGCTATCGTCATATAACAAATCATCGTCCCATGAATCTCGATAAATTGCGCCTTCGGCAATTACCCACAATCCATCAATCATTCGTTTCTTAAACACGCCTTTATACATGCTTTGATAGCGTGCGCGTGTTTCAGGCGACAAACTAAGGTTATCGTCAAGAGTAAATTTCTCACTCCATACTAAACCTGCATCGCGTTTTGCTTTATCTTCCAGGTAGTCAGTATTAACCCAATGGTAAGGGCCATCAGGGTTAGTAGTGCCGTAGAGCCTTGCACCTTCAGGCGACATTCTACCTGTCATCATTTCAAAAAATGACTTAGGCACTAAAACAATTTCATCACCGTATGCAATACCCACTGTGCGCCCGCGAATGTACTTTTCAGAACCTTCGTCTTTGGCTCCAACTATATTCCAGCGAGTATCATACAACCACAATTCTCCAGAGGTTTTATTGTAGGTATAACTACCGCGACCTACAAAATTAAAAAGTTCTGTTAGAACGTTGTTGTAAATAGTTTCTTTTGAAACTCCAAAAATAATTCTGTCACCGGCAACTTTGTATTCGTTTAGCAAAAACAAAAGTTTTGGTATCATCGTCCAAGTTTTAGACGATCTAATTGAACCTTCAAGAATGTTGATAAACGCATCATCTTTTGGATGGCGTCTAATAAAATTCAACGATTTTTGCGAGAAGTTACTTAACATTTACGATTTTATCGAACAATTCTTTTCTGTATATTTTTGAATCGTCCGTGCTTTCATCTTTTGAATTTTTACCAACGATGCCATCAGCTTCAGCTATCAAACGCTGAAACTTATGCACAGCGTCATAATCGCCAATCTTTCTAGCTTCATTAGAAAGATTCTCCCATTCAATTACTCGTTCATTTTTTGTTTTTGGAGTATTCTTAATTCGTTCAATTTCACTCAATACAAATTCATCGTTCGGTAATGATTCAGCTAAAGACATCCAATAAAACGGATCAGAGCTAAACACATCGTTGCCAACTATATTTGCAAGGTTCATGTAAACATCGCTAGGCCGCCGCAAATGTTTTTCTGCGAATACCGTTTTTTGAATATCAGTTACCATAGTGGACGAAACGACTGTATCACAGGGTTAGAAAAAATACACGTCTCATTTTGAGATAAAGAAAAAGCCCGCCATTTCTAGCGGGATTTTTCTGCTCTGGCCTTAGCCGTATTCCTTTCTTGTTACGAAGTTGCAACCGGAGTTGCAGACGCACTCGTTAGAGCTGACGCCATTGCATTCAAATTCGTTACAATGGCGGTAGCTGCTTTAACACTGGTAGGATTGGTGACATTTGCAACCTTCAACAACGCCGCTGCATTAGTAGCCAGCGAAGATGCCACAGAAGCAACCGTAGGAGTTGCACCAAAATCCGTAACCAATGCGCTTACAGCCGTGACGCCAGACTGCACTTCTGCAACCGCACTGGTAACAGCAGCACCGGCTGCTGGGCCGCCCTCAGCCGCCGCCAAAATACTAGCAACAGGGCCAACATACTTCACAATCGTATCGACCACTGCATTAATCTTCGGAGCCTCGGTTGACATTTTTCCCAATTCCTTTTCGGCCCAGGCCGCAAACGTATGTGCTTCAGCATCGAGACTGCTAAAAAAACTCATAAAATTATTCTCCGTTGTTATATTTTTGGGCTTGTTGCTCCAGGCGTTGAAACATCTTGCTGTGTAGCTTGTCCATCGCCTGTGTGAGTCTTTGAAACTGTTGAAGTAAGCATGTTACCCGCAATGCCGATAATGCCGCCAGCAATTGTTGTATCAACTCCCCATTTCTTGCAAGCTATCAACATTCCGCAACCAATGAGCAGAATACAAATAGCCCAGGGCTGAGACGAAATTGCATTCAAAGCAGTTACAAATTTTTGCATGGCGGTTACTCTTTTCTCTTTTTGACTTGAAAAAACACTCCTAATCCAGTTAGCAATGTAAGCAGAGCAAAGCCACCTGTAATTTCACCTTGAATGCTATCAATGGATTCATACAACTTGTTTTCGCGTTCAATGATAGCGGCAATCTGAGAGCCGGTTAGTTGATTCCATCCTTGTTGCTCTGTATGCCATTCTTCAACTTTTCCAAGTTGAATATCTTGCTGTTCATCTTTGTTACTAACAACAGTTATAACATTTTGCGGTTTATCTTGTGCCTTAGCTGGCGGTTTGCCAGCTATCATAAAATAAAAGGCAACAATAAACGCACCTAACCGGCAAATTGATGCTAGTTTGCTATTCAAGATGAAAACTCCGCTAATTCAGTTTCACGTCTACGCAACAAACCTGCTACAACTTGCCCGCCCGCATGATCCCATAAATCAAACTGTAAAGCTGCATTCTTAATATCGCCTTTATTCAAGTCTTTCAACATTGTTGAGCTTGCAAAATCTCCAGCGCCAACGTTGTAAGTGAAATCAACTAACGCATCAAATTCATTTTGTGTAATCGGATATACTACAAGCCGATTAACAACGCGAGATGCCCACAAAATATCATTTGCTAGCGCGTTTTCTGCTTGCGTTTCCGTCCATACAAGCCCTTCATGCACTTCAGGGCCGGTATGTCCATAGCCGATAGTCCAGCGCCCGCGAATGTCTTTGTAGGCAGTCAATCGCAGAGCTTCAAAGCCCTCTGTAAGCGTTACTCCGCTTTTGCTGTATACAAAGTTGGACATTTGGCGCAAGTGTAGCACAGCGCCGCCAGGAGTCAAAAAAAAAGCCCCTAGATATTTTCTAGGGGCTGAGGCCATACTACTAGGTATGAAACAGTTGCAGTCTAATACCTTTTTCTTACTCTGTCAAACTTTAATTCACGTTCGCAATATGCAACATTATCGCTAGCAGCCCAAATCAATGCAGCGATCCAACCAATTAACGTCCAACCTAAAAATAGATTCAATATCAAAATTGAGCCGTAATTGTTATGGTTGCGCCGTTTCGCTGCGATAGCGGGGAGACAGTACAACAAAATTGGAATGACAACAAAAATCAGTAATCCGGCTGTAGTCCCAAATATGCTATTCATTGTGTGCCCCTGTAATCATTTGATCTAGCAGCTTGTGAGCCGCCGATAACAAAATGCGTTTACCTTCAATTGATTCGCATTCTTGCGATTGAATCCAAAGTATCGCGTGTGCAACTACCAATTCGCTATATTTATGGTAATGCGCTGTATGGAATAAACTTTTCAATTGTTGTTTAGTCATCATCTTGCTTTTCCGGCGCGTGTGTTATGTGATATGAAATAAATGCCATTAGAGTTACACAGCCAATTACAGAAACAGGCGATACCCAAATGCAAGGCCATTGGATCATTGCGCCAAAGTAAAATGCTACAAATGCGAGTACAACAAGTGCATGTTTCATGGTTGTTTCCTCCGTAGAGATACGTTACCAAGAAACGTTACCAAATGTCAACAAGAAAGTTTGCAATTTTATGCAATTAAAAAGCGTCAATCTTTTCAGACTGACGCTTTTTAATTGCCGATACCCGTTTATTGTGGACTTATCGCTATGGTGCCTCATGTACGGGTTGCAACGTCTGTGCCCTTGCGGGACGGCAAAACTTACTTAATTTTTAGACATTCTGGAATGAGTTTAGCTTTAACAATTGCTAAACATTTTGCTTTCATTTCCTTTCGAGCATCAGCAGCATAAGCAGCAGTAGCAGCATAAGCAGCATCAGCAGCATAAGCAGCATAAGCAGCAGCATAAGCAGCATAAGCATCAGCAGCATAAGCAGCATAAGCAGCAGCATAAGCAGCAGCATAAGCAGCATAAGCATAAGCAGCAGCAGCATCAGCAGCATCAGCAGCACGCGTGTTTTTTACTTGCTCTATCGTTGCTTCGCCGCGAATCCAGGCGCGAGTTATTTCAATTGCCAATCGCGGCCTATCATCCCCTCCTTTAACGTAAGGTAATGCCAATTCCGCACAATCACAAGCAATTGAAACAATCGTCTTTCTATTCGGCCAACCATCTTTACCGCACATACGACCGCCAAGCCACAATAGCCAATCGGCACGGTCGCATTGTTCCCAAATTTCCGCGAGAGTTTTTCCTTTCGCCCATAAAAGCGCTTCATTGCACGCTCTTAAATCAATCAGCAATTGTTGCATGTGTTTTGCATCCATTGTTTGTACTCCTATGAAGAAATATTATCAAATTCAATAACAATTGTCAAAACAAAACGCGCCCAATATCAACAGAAAACTCCTGTATGCCATTCCATAACTTGCGGGGCCACGTTGGATGTAGCCATGCATGTACGGCTTGTTGTGTGTCTGCAACAGTGGCGTTGATATGCCCCAACGCTGAATTTGTGCTACCAATTGCAGCCGGTATGTCTGGATTCGTCAACAGCACATTCAAATTGGCCGTGGCAACATTCAATTGTTTGGCTTCCAGGTTTAATTGCGCCTCTACCGGCTGAAGCCCGGCTATGGTCGCGTTGGCCGTCTCCAGGGCTGTAGAGCCACGCGCAAGCAGCTTGTGGGTATCGCCGTACAAGGCGGTTTCCTGTGCGTCCAAGGCGTCAAGCCGGGCATCCTCATGGTGCGCGGCTATCTCTAGCTGCCCAGCCGTGCCCCGGATCGTGCCCAGCGTCTTTGCCACGTCTGCCAGCGTGCCGCAAGGTTGGCCGGTTCCACAGGGCCGGTTTATTGAAAGTAAAATAGCATTCATGTTGCTAAGTACAGTGTTGGTTTGTTCTGTTGTTTGTTCAATGGATTGGCTCAAGTCTGAAACTTGTTTATCAACATGATTGATAAAAATTAAGCCCCATGTGAATAGGAAACAAACAACTATTAGAAACCACATTTTAAGGAATTTGATTACTTCATCCATTGGTAGGAACCTCGTTAGATAGGTGCCGGTTTTATTCTGTTGCTAAGAAAAACCGGCAAAAACTCCGCTAGCCGTTAGGCTGCAATTTGCATAGCAACAGTCTTTGCAGGGAATGCAATTACTTTTGCTTTGCGTGCTACCTGTTTTGAGGCAGTCATTTTTTCCGTGTCTCGTATCGTGAGCCACAGCGCCCGGCGCATCCCGTTACGTTAGTCTCATCAATCGAAACCATGACACGCCCATTGTGTACTATGCCTGCAATTGGATTGGTGGACGTGGCGAGAATCGAACTCGCGTCTTAATGATCTAACTTCACTTCGATTACAACGATGGTTTGTTGTTATGCGCGTATGTCTATTTCTTGCCCTTCAACTGCTTTTCCATTCTTGCTTTCAACTTATCCAGGCGTCTTAGCGATTCATCCGGCGCAATTGCATAATCGCCGCTTGGTACCATTCTTTCTTTTACTTCACGATAGCGAATCATACGGCGGTTAGCTCTACGCCCTGTTTTGGTTGGGTTGTTATTGAAGACTTCGTTAAATCCTGTGTCTTTCTTCAATACGTCTTTGGGTATTTTGATTGAAGCGGCTTTACCTTGCATTGTTTGCCCTTTCAAAAACAGCTTTGCAGCGGTAAACCCATTCAAGGGAACGCCCTAAATCCGGTAATTATACCAGGGGCCGATTTTACCGCTGCAAACTTGTTACGCCTCCACCAATCCATTTTTAGAAAATGGATAAAACGTTACGCGAGACGAAAAACCCGCGCTCCGGTTGCGGCTTCAGTGTAACCATTCTCGTACTTTTGCCCAGCAGTTACAGCGCGAATGGTAAAGCGCCGCGTAACAACCAACACCGGCACAACAGTACCTTTCTTGTTAGTCTTCGTTTCAGTTGTGCTCTTGACAGCAAAGCGCCGCGTTGCACTTGATACCGTGCTGGCAAACGTCTTTGCAGGTTCAGGAGCCTTTTCAGTTGCGGGCACAAAGAAAGACTGTCCAACTTCCAACTGCCCGAACGGGTAAACCTCTTCTTTCTTGCCGCCCCGCGCTTGCGGAGTTGGCACGATGCCGCTTTCAATGGCAAATGACGCCTTTGCAGCCTCGACCGGCAACGCCACGCCAGTAGCACGCGCCGCAACCTTGCCATCTTCGGAAGTAATCGCCGTGTTCACTTCAACGTGACCATCAGCAACAAGCTCTTTGATGTGGGAAGGATCAACAAGCGCATAACCCTGTGCGGAGTTGGTAGCAGTGGTAATTGTTGCAAGCAGTTCTTTGCGGTTCGGTTTCTTTGTAGCCATGAAGTTTTTCCTTTGATGTGCGAGATTGTGTAGCAGGTTGTATTTAGACTAACGCCAATAATCTACATTGTCAATAGACTATTTATTGTTTTCGATTAAAAATGTTGCTTTCTCGTTTTGAGCTTTGCAGATGATGCAATCAGATTCACAGTTGTTGTGTTCCTCTTCCACACGTTCAATGTGCCCGGCTCCATCATGGTAAAACGTCATGTAAGAGCCACAAACAGCTTTGAATTTTCTGATTTTCAATTTTGGGTTGGAAGTGCGACGGCGACAAACAAAAGCTGTAAGGGACATACCCACATTCTCAATTAACACCGGCTCCGTCACTCGCAAGCATCCTTTGAGCTGCATATCTCCAGGCTTTAATTTCCGAATCAGCGCAAACACTAAGCTCTAATTTTCGGGCCGGAGAAATTACAGTGTACTGCATTCTTGGAGCGCTGCCAACTATAAAAATGCGTACACTTGATAATTCAGCATCTTCATATTCTGAATGCAGTATGTCAATCAACGTTTCTAGTTTCAATTTACTCAAGTCTAGTTTCATATTTTCAAATACCTTTGAATAACTTGAGCAGCTTCAAACCAGGAGTAGCAGGTTGCAACTTCATAGCCCTGTAGAGCTACAGCAGCGCCGAATGTAATTTGTTCGGGAGTCATGCGATTCTTATCAACCTTTAGCTCAACAAACAAGCCATGAAAGCCGCCGCGTGCAACCGGCAAGAATATATCTAGTACACCAGCTTTGACGCCTTCAGCTTTTAGATTACCAGCAACTATCTTGTTACGTTCGCCTCCATTTGGAATAGCAAACATCAAAGACAATTCAGGGTAAGCCCGTTGCTGATTCGGCAACGCAGCCCAGCAAAACAATGCTTTTTGGTGAGCCGATTCGCTTCCTGTTTTTGCAATATACTCTGGAGTCAGCCCTCCCATGATTGCAAATCCTTTCTGGCATGATCGTTAAAACACAATACCTGCAATTGTCTAGGAAGCGGTTGGTCAGCTTTAATAGCTTTTACAAGTTTTGCATACCAAGTTGGAGTAATTTGTTTTTTGCCGCTAGCACTTTTCTTATCAAGAAAACCATCGTTGTTAACATGGTCTAATGACAATACGATCAAATCTGTTTCGCCGCATACAGCGCACTTACCGCCAAAATAATTTATAACAAATTGCTTGTTATAACGCCGTCTTTCGCGAAAAGATTGAACAGATTTTTCAGTGCATGAATTGCAAAGTGTTTTGCCTCTACTATTAATTTCTCCGCAACGATGGCACACTTTGTTAGATGTACATTTTTTCAATCGACGTTTTGAGCATAAGAGTCGTTTGTTAGCACACCATCCGCAAACCATCCTTCCTTGGATAGGAGGTTCTTTTCCGCAGTCTCTACAAAGCCCTGCCGCTATACGCTCTGCTCGAATCCTCGTATTACTCATACAGAATTTATAAACTATTTTGTTGGGTTGGTCAAGATAAATTAATTCCGCTCTTTTCCGCAGTACAAGCAAACTACGGGGAAGAAATCTTCGCTAGTCCAGATGTGACCACTAACAGTACAAACTAGCTTGTTTAACAAATCTCGCAAGCGCGTTGTTTCTTGTTTTGATTCGCGCAATTCTTTTGCAGTACCTTCAGGTAACATTTCCACTTTGTATGCTCTCCGTTCCATCCAATTAAACCACCAACGAGTGAAAACTTCATTTTCCATTGTAAGACACACTCCAGGGTAAAAGAATACCGGGGCTGTTATGCCCCGGCTCTATCAATGCTTGTCTTTGAGATTTTGATGCGTTGGAGTTGGTACAGGAGTTGGAGCGTTAGTAAACTTCAACGTCTGAAAATCAAATTGCGTTGTTTTAGGATCGAGCTTGCGGGCTACGCCAACCTCGTTTACAACCTGCATCATCTTTTGCCGGGCTGTTTCAACGTTGGCTGTTGCCTGTGCTACGGCTGCTTGTGCGAGTTGGAAATCCTTCACAGCCGCTTGTATCTGTGAATCCTGCCATTGCTCCAGTGTGGGCAGCTTTGCAACAGTTGCCGGGGCTGGGGCTACTACAGGCGTTGCGGGTTTGGCTTGACTGAATGCCAGGGGAAGGGCAACAGCCGCGAGAATGAAAGCGAGTAAAGCAGGTTTGAAATTCATACACGAATTATACGCCCTTTGCCCACACTTGTACATGAGCAAAATACTTGTTTCGATGTTCGCGCACTAAATCAAATGCGTGCCATTGTCCATGATTCAAATGATCCAGTATGCGCCCGCAAATCCAATCTCCGATAATCTCATCAACAGTTGGAATGCATTCATCCGGCTTTGGTAGGTTGGTTGGTGGATGCAATTCCTTACAGACTTTGCACCATCCGCGAAAGATGCCTTGTGATTCTGGAATATGACAAATGCAAGAGCAGTCTTCATGCTTCATTTAATAAAAATTACTTTCCTTCAGTTTGACGAAGTATGTAGTTTATATCTGCCAATATTTCGCTAGCTGTTTTATGTGATCAATTGTTAGAGGGTGTATTGTTGTTAGCTATAGCACCAGCAAATAGACTGTGCGGGCCGAATAGCCTTACAATGCGCCGCCTTTCTTTTCTTCGTTGATGGCTGTTCATTGCCTCACCTTGTAAACAGTTTAGCAAGAAACCGGCCTGTGTCAAACAGTTTTGTTTTCAATTCAATGTGATTGCCAACAACGATGATTACATTCTTGCGGCGAAAGTATGTGTAGCCGTCCAGGTTGTTTTTGATTGGGTCTTCAACATGCACAACAAGAGTATTGGTTGTCGCGCCCGCTTCAATTAAGATTCGTCTGTGCATTGTCGCCTTTCGGTTCAATGTCTAAACAGCGTGAGAGATTCATTAAGGTTGGGTAACTGCAAACCGGGCAGTATTCGCCAGTGCCCTCGCTAATGCAATTGCAGGTACCACACAAAACAGCTTTATCAAGTGGAATTGATACAACGGTTATTTGCATTTAATATCCTCCCGTTGATGCTCTAGCTAGCCTTGCATCATTACAGGCTCGAATTATTCAGAAAGTCGAACGGCTTCTTTTCTGCAATGACTTAGAGCAGCAACGGCAAGATACACTTGCCGGTTAAGTCTAGTAGCCTTTGTAAGCGTCACGAAGCCAGATGGTGAACATCACAGCTAACGGGGAAACCACCAATGTAGTTGCAACGGCGGTAACGATTGTGTTGACCATTTTGTCTTATCTCCTGTACTGCTGATTGGCTTACATTCACAACAATAATTCAATAGCAATTATTTGTCAAGACATTTTTTCAATTATTTTGATTTATTTTTGGCAGGTCACTTTATCTCATTTTGATATTCAAGGTAACCATCAACAGTAACCAAAAAGTAACTGTTTACGCTATGAAATTTTTTGCCAATGTGAGCAATTCTATACACAACCTTTCATGCAACCTGTGTATCTTAGGATTCATGGAGGAAACACCCGCAATGAAACCTACAACAAAAGCAATTGACTTCTCAACAATGAAAGGATGGGATGGGTTAGAAGCAGCCGAGCAACACTTCATCAAACATGAAACCGCTGCATTAGCTAAGGCACTAGAAGTATCAGGTAGAGCCAAGCTTTCTGTTGGAGAACATCTTTTCAAAATTCAACAGATACTTGAACCGCGCAGAATTTTCAACCGTTACTTGAAGACGTTGCCATTTGGATTGAGCCGGGCAACTCCCTACAGGTACATTGACAACTATACTGTCGCCCGCACGATCCTACCAGCGCCGTACATGAAGGTTGCAATGATGCGATCAACTGAAAATCTAAATGTGAAGATGGTTGAAGCAACTCCGCCGCCCAAAACACAAAACGTTACCAAAATCAACAATTACTTTGACAAGCTCCCTACAGGGGGGAAGTTAGTTGAAGCTAAATCAGAAACACCAGATGCCTTGAAAAAGGATTGCTATAACTACGTTCATTTGAGGTTTCAACGTCTGCCGAACAATGGCAAAACACGCGCTGCTTGGATTCATTCGCTAGCTGGTATGCTGATTACTGAAATGGGAGTTAGCAATCCAATCACAGTAGAGCCGGTAGCCATTCCAGACGATTACAGAGTATCCAGGGGCCGACCGCGCAAATCAGCCTAACCCCTGTATCAGTTTCTCCGCAAAGCTCACTAATTTGCTACACTGCGCTTTTCTTTTGCCAATACAGCGCCGCATTCGCAGCGAAAATTATTCCGCTCTACAATACGTCCGCAAAATTGACATTCTCTAGGCTTTGGCTCTTCGCTACCTTCAATTGCAACGCTAACTGTAGCTGCTGTTAGCCGTCTCACCAATTGCGCGTAAGACAATGCCGAGTACAACTCTGCCTTGGATACCAATACCAACTTTGCTTTGTCATCGTAGCTGTTGGGTTGAATTGCCATTACTTCGTTCTCGTTGATAAGCCCGCTTTTACCGTCTACTGCTAATACTTCAATGAACATATTGTCTCCAGGGTATCGGTTTAGCTGTGTATGCTTGTGTATGCCCACATACTACAGAGTTTAGGGTTTAAGTTATTGTATTTATTATATGTAATATATATGTAGTATATGTAGTATGTAGTATCTTTTAATTTATCTGTGTAGTATGGCTGTCGCGTTTTAGTTATTTGAAAACTTTCCTAAACAGGGGGTACGGAACACCTATATATAGAGCATACTACGCACAACCGCGTACAACGCTTTGTAACTCGTTGAAAACAACATACAACACAGAAAAAACAACAGTACAACCGGCATACCACAGATACTTCAGTCAATTTTCATTCTCATAATTTCAGAGTTGACGTAGTAAGCTATTCCAGTTCTGCCGGATTCTTTCACTCGTTGCATATCAATTTTAGATAGCAACCCACCTTCAATAAACTCAGTCAAGATGTTCTTAAATGCCTGTGTAGCGTTTTTTTCATTCCTGAAGCAAGCATGTTTCATGCTGTATATTTGTAGGTATCTCTGGCTAACAATTTTGTGTTCATACATTGCTGCTGTTATGCCGCCACTTTCAACTTTCTTGCAATAGCCGTCGCGCCAAAATGTTTTCAAAACGCGAGTCATTAAAATTTTCTGCTCCAGGTACAAACTTTTCTCGCCAACCTGCCCAGCCTCAAAGCGCCGGAGCATAGCATGAATGCCATGCATCACTACCTGCTCTGCCCACTGTAGCTCTGTGAGCGTCACGCAAGGGCTATCAGGGTTGACGCATACCGCCGCAAGCCCAGCAAGCCTCAAGAGCCGTAGATGTGCCCGCGTCCAAATCTGAGCAGTAGGGCTTTCCCGATCCTCAAACGCTTTGTCTGTGCAACGCTCACGAAATGCCATGTGGTAAGCTGTTGCCTCTTCAGTTTCAGCAATGTTGATTACTTCGTTGGTTTGGTCCTTTTCGATGCATCGCTTTACCAACGTTGCTAGCTTCCAAACAATTTCCGCTGAAGGTGGAAATGAATTGTTAGCCTTGTTATATGTTGGCCGTTTATCTTCGCACTCGAATACAGTAAAGCGCGACACTAAGCCCTCTGCTACTGAATCTTCATCAATCGCTTTGTAGAATGCCTCTTGTGTGGAATCACCAAAGATGGTTAAAGCTGGATTATTGATTGACGGTACATTCTTTGCACGATCACTGTATACAGAGCCTTTGACTACTTGGCCATGCCCTGATTTTGAAAACAAATCAAGCAATAGGCCGCGCAAACTGGAATCATTAGTATTAGCATACTTTGAGCAGAGCTTTTGCAGCCAAAAACCAATTTCACCTTTATGGCTAACCATGCAAGGCGTTTCAGCTAATTGCTTTATTAGAGCAGGGGGACTAGCAATTTCACTAGGGCCGATGAATTGATCTATCAAGGTTGGCACTACTAGACGCAATGCGCCGGTTAGTTTGTCCATGCCTTGACTAGCGCCCTCTTTACCGCCCGCTGTACGCGCTAGCAATATGTAATAGTTATTCAAACCTGTACGGCTAATGTTATATGTGCGTCCAATGATGCCGCCAACGTAAGCGCATGTTGCAGCTATAGCAACTTCAGGTACAGGATTCACAGCGTTACCGTAGATGTAAGCTGCAATGTCTCCTAGCAATCCAGGCGGTTGCATCCAAACTGTATGCAGCTCTTCAGGCTGTTTTAATTCTGTCTCATTTTGAGATATATTGAGAGGAATTTTTGGTTTGAAAATAGCAGGATCAAACGCTAATTCAATTTTACGATCAAATGAGCGCCGTACCATCTTGCCTACATAATCAATACGGTTGCCAGCTTTATCAATCTTAATTGGCCTGTGCGCTTTGTCGCGTTGTCCTAATGCAGACGCCAGAAAAAGGCGTGCGGTTTGCTCTTGAGAATCAGTATAGAATGCAATAATATCAATGAGAGCAAAATCAGCCTCAGATTGACTCTTGTATCGTTCTTTCCATTCGCCTTTGTACAAAGCATCAAACAATTCTCCATTAGATGCGTTAAGAGCCATACTGTAAACTTCATCATCTGATTGCGTTGGAGCTTTGCTTTCTACAACCGGCAAAGTGGTATCAACCGCGCCGCCCATATCGTTAAACAAATGTGTAATCAAATCTTGGCATTCGTTGATTGGCAAATCTTTGTATACTTGAAACGTCACAGTCATATAGCGTTGACTGGAATACACTTCAACTTTGTTTTTACGTTTGCCTTGTGGCACGGAACCTTTGCAAACAATATGCAAACCTTTGCCGGATGGTGAAACCTCTTGATAGCTCTGGAATGCGTTTGATATTTCAATTTGAAAGCGTTGTATTGTTTCATCATCTGTTGAATCTAAATCTATAAAACAGAATGGATCATCAGCAGACAAAACGAAGCCCAACCCTAATTCAGGATTTGCAGCACAAGCAGCCGCCGCAATATCAAACGTTGACCAATCAGCAGAATTTGTAACAGATGCGTTGTAGCCATCGCTGGCACGCAAGGGGATTTTATCTTTACGGCGCACGATCCACTGAGGATACGCCTTGAGTTCATCAAGCATAACGCCTCAAATTCAGTTTGTTGTTGTGGGGATTTTTTCAACTTCAGCGGTTACGCGCACACAATATTTCAGTGCGTCAGCCTGTGTGACTTTGGAAACCTTCAGGCGTTTTGCCATTGATTTTTGCAGTTTCTTCAAAATCGCACGCGATTGCGGATCGAGAGAGATGGATAATGCAGTGTGAGCCATGAGAGCGAGAGTACATCCGCTCCCCCCGTCGCGTCAAGCCTTAAATTTTTTTCGATTTTCCCCTTGACGGAATTTTGTATTGGAAGTAATGTTGGGTCATGTCCAGCTTCACAAGTTTTCTTCAGCGAATCAAAATGTACATTGATGCTCTCTACGAACACTGTTCCGAAGTTCACTATCCCTACACGCCTTACGGCGAATCCAAAGCTAAAACAATGCAACATCTGGATAGAGCACGCGGCTTGAAATCAACGATCAAGCATTGTGACTTTTGCCGCAAAGGTATCATTGTGATTATCGTTGGCAAAGAGGATTGGGTAAAATTCGATGAAAAATAATTCCGCTGGTTTGTCTCTTGTAGTTAGCTCTTCCATCACTTATCAAGCCGATCCAGAACACGAAGCCTGTGTGCGTTTTCTGGCAGCAATCATTATCGCCGCCGCGCAAGATGCCTGCCAGGGCCAAACTACAGGCATTCGCTTTTTCACTGATACAAAAAGTCGCTTTTGGGAAATGTGCAACGTTCTAAACATCGATTCAAAATCCATCGCAGACAAAGTGCTGAAAGGTTTCATTAAATGCCCCTCACGTCTGAGCAGACAGACTTATTGCGTAGATGGCAATGTGCCGCTACCGAATTAGACCAACTCAAACAAACAGAAATGCAGTTGCGTAAGTTGATTGTAGATACTTTCTTTGATCCTGAATTAGCTGTTGGTACTCAGAATATAGAGCTTGAAAATGGGTACAAGCTGAAATCAGAAAAGAAAGAGAATTACACTCTCAAAAACAGCAACGGCGAAACAGACACAACACTTGCTAAGTTTCCACCTGAAGTTGCAAAGCTGTTAGTAAGATGGAAACCAGAATTAAACCTGAAAAACTACAAGGCGTTAAACTCGCCAGAATACTTTGCATACTTTGATGGATGCCTCGAAATCAAACCCGGTGCGCCAACCCTTGAAATCATACCGCCCAAAGTTAAGGCTACTTAGGCTGTATGAATGCTTGAATTGCAGTGAACGGCAAGCAGGATTTGGTGAGCCGTTCCGCTGTGAAGCGTGCCACGGCGCAAGAAGGTACCTAAAACGTCTCAAATAGGATCAAATGCAAAGGATAACAAGGAAACTCTTTTGGCCGCTGTTAAATATTTAGAAAGGCTATACTAATGCAAGTAAGGTCCACTAATCAAATCACTGCCGCCGATGGCATCAAGTGCGTCATCTATGGGCGTAGCGGAACAGGCAAAACTTACTCCCTCGCAAGCGCGCCTGCTCCATTCATTCTAAGTGCCGAAAAAGGATTGTTGTCGCTCCGCAAACTCTCTGTTGCATACACGGAAATAAATACCTACAAAGAATTGACGGACGCTTATATGTGGGTAATGCAATCGAGCGAAGCGAAAAAGTTTCAGACATACGCGCTAGATTCAATGTCTGAAATTGCTGAAGTTGTGCTAGCTGAAGAGTTGCGCAAGACGAAAGATCCCCGTAAGGCTTACGGCGAAATGCAGCAACAGATGTACAATTTAATTCGCAATTTTCGTGACTTGAAAGGAAAAAATGTAGTTTTCATTGCAAAGCAAATGTTGATTGAAGAGGGGCAGTTACCTGTAATTCAACGCGCCTCTCCGCTCATGCCTAGTAAGGCTCTGCAAAATGCAACACCATATTTTTTTGATCTTATATTACACATGGATATTTTGAAACACGATGGTGTCAATTATCGCGTATTGCACACATGTTCATCTTTGGAGTGGGATGCAAAAGATAGGTCTGGAAACTTAAACCCAATTGAGCAGCCCGACTTCTCTGCAATTTTTAAGAAGTGTACAACATGAGTCAAAAAGATTTAGACTTAATAGAAGCAAAACGTGCATACAAACGACAATGGTATATAAATAACCGCCAACGCTTGCTTACCAAAGCGAAATCTAAGTACGATGCCACACCGGAATTTTATCGTAAGAAATCCTTAGCTGTCGCAAGAGCCAACCCTCAAGCAAACAGAGACAAAGTTAACAATTGGAGAAGGGAGAACCCAGAAAGAGCACGAGATAGCCAACTCAAAAAAAATTACGGAATTACACTCGACGCTTACATAAAAATTTTTGAATCTCAAAATAATCGCTGTGCAATCTGCAAGTCACCTTCAACGGGCGGCAAAAATGATTGGCATGTAGATCACGACCATAGTACCGGCAAAGTAAGAGGCATTCTTTGCAATCATTGTAACAGAGGGCTAGGCGCTTTCAAAGACAATGCATCGGTACTAACAGATGCAATTAACTATTTAACGCAATTCTAACTTGAAAGGTAAAACATCATGCAATTAAACTTCGATGCTGCCACAGTAGACCCTTTCCAGGGTTCATCTGTTCGCTTTCCTCTCGCTGATTATCCGTTGGAAATTATCAAGACGGAAGGTAAGCCGGTTACTGACAACCCTAACAAGGGCATGTTGGTACTTACTTGCCGTGTGTTGGATGGCCCAATGAAGGGGCAAGATTACCACTACCGTTTCAATCTGTACAACGATAATGAAACGACAGTTAGAATTGCCTATCAACAGCTTTCCGCAGTCTGCCATGTTACAGGCCGTTTGCGTATTGGTATGGCTGAAGAATTGATCGGCGGGCGCTTCATCGCAACTATCGGGCCGCAAGACAAAGAGCCAAAGTACGATGATGTGAAGAAAGTAACTGATATGGCTGGCAACCCGCCAACACGCGGGCAAGCTCCACAGCAAGCCCCGCAAACCGCTGCCCCGGCATATACACAGCAACCGGCTCCAGCAGCGAATGCAGCGCCGTGGGGAGCAGCGCCAGCCGCCGCACAGTCGCTCGCGCCTTCAACGGGCTTCCAGGCTCCAGCGCCCGGCAATGGTGCGCCGCCGTGGGCTGCTAGCCCTAATGCCGCTGTCCCGCCGTGGGGCAAGTAACAACACTCCGCAACTATTCAACGGGGCTGTAGCTAGCCCCGTTGCAATTCCAATTGAAAGGGTGGTTGAATGCCCCAACTATGTGACGTGTGCGGGAGTGAAAACACATACATAACAACCCGCGCTACTCTGCCTAGATGGCCTTACGTCCTAATGTGTGGGAATTGCGGCGCTAGTGTTGGTTGCCATGAAGGTACAGAAATACCTTACGGAAAGATGGCAAGCAACGGCATACGGTACTTACGAAAAATAGCTCACCTGTCATTTGATAAAGTTTGGTTGGCTGGTTTTATGTCCAGGGAACGAGCTAAAAGATGGATGGGAGAGCATCTTAAACTGATTGAAACTTTTCACATTTCTAACCTAACTCACGATCAATTGCTAGCTTGCATAAACCATTCTGAAGATTATTGCCAGCGCAAAGGTACCCACAAAGTAGAAGCCGGAAAGCGTAAAAACTATGAGCGAAAAACCCGCCCTGTTACCAGACAACATAAGCTCAACTCTATTCAAGCCGATAGAAGAAAGTCTAGGGGAAAGCGTTGATCTAAATACTACCCTTGCAAAACGATCTATTGCAGAGCAAATCAAGTTAGATATTGACGTGTTTGTTTGTGCAAAAGAGATGCTTGAAACTACCGGCTTTCGTGAGCACTTAGGGGCTTCAGTTATAGGTCACTCTTGCAATCGTTATATCTGGTATCATTTCCATTGGTTCAAGCCGGAAAGATTTGTTGGTAGGCTGCTACGCCTATTCAATCGCGGGCATGATGAAGAGCCGCGCATCAGATACTTACTCCAGGGTATCGGCTTTGAATTTTACCAAACTGAAAACGGCAAGCAGACGCGCATTTCTGATATTGAGGGGCATTTCGGCGGTAGCTCTGACGATATAGCGCGTTGCTCCAGGCTAGGGCTTGATTGGTCACTCATTGAATATAAGACTAGCGGCACTGGAGCGGGCTTCAACAAGCTAAGTGAAGTTGGCGTAGCGGGAGCCAAAGAACGGCATTTTATTCAAATGTCAATCTATGGCTACAAGCTGGGTTTGCGTTATGCAGTTTATATAACAGTCAACAAAAACGATGATGATTTGTATGTTGAAATAGTTGAGTTAGATTGGGAGTTAGCCAAGCGTGAAATTGAAAAGGCGCAAGAGTTAATTATTCTCAACAACCCGCCAAAGCGCATAAGTGAAAAGCGCAACTACTACATCTGCAATCAATGCCCGATGCAGAGCATTTGCCACGATGGAGACACCTTTGCAGTATCTCATAACTGCCGTAGCTGCAAAAATTCCAAACCAATTGAAAATGCCCAATGGTTTTGTAGCCATTGGAATACAACAATTCCAACTGAAGCTGTAATTAAAGGTTGTACAGAATGGATGCAAAAGTAAAGCTGCTAGCTGTTTTCGCCGCGTGCATGTTATGTGCCGGTTGTGCCAATCTCCAGGTTAAAGTAAAGATTGGTCGCCCTGCTCCACCAATTGCAAAGTCTCCGGTAAATCTCAATCAATGAAAACCAAACGCAAAGGCTTTACGCTTACCGCAAAGGGTTATTGGAAACATACAGCGGGGCCGTTGCGCGGGCAATACGAACACCGTGTTATAGCTGCAAAAAGA